TGATTCAGTTTTTGGTGCCTTTTGCGCAACTGGACCCCACGGTCATTCAACGATTCCAGACAGGGCGGGTAGCGGAGTTGGCGGCAGAGATACTGAAAGTCAGCCCCAGCGTATTCAAGAGTGGCGAAGAGTTGGAAGCTGAACAACGTGCGGCAGAAGAGCAGCAGGCCCAACAGCAGGAGCTGGTACAAGCCAACGCCATTGCCGAACAACAAAACCTCATCAGCCAGAGCCGCCGCAATGAGTCGGTGGCCTATCTGAACGAAGCACGGGCACAGCGACAATGAGACTCAGCGAAAAGGAAAAGCGCAGACTAGCGGACTACCGCACGGTCTTTCAAAGCGTTCATGGGGAACGCGTGCTTGCGGATCTATGTCAACGGCATGGGATTTTTGATCCCTGTCATGTTCCAGGGGATGCGTATTCCAGCGCCTACAACGATGGGCGGCGCAGTGTAGTGGTAGACCTGCTACGCTACTTAAATACCGACCTGGAGCGTCTTACCAACCTTTTAGACAGTCCTTATGGAGACTACGACCCAAGAGGCGACAGCGTCGCAGCCATCTGAAGCACCAATAGAACCTAGCCAAGCAGGGCTAGCGCCCGAAGGCTCCAGCGTCAACAGCCTAGCGTTCGATCCCACCAGTCTGCCCGAAGACTTGGCAAATGAACCCAGCCTGCGCAGTTTTGATGATGTCGGCAAGCTAGCGAAGAGTTATGTACATCTAGTTAAGCGCCTGGGCGTTCCCCCGGATCAGTTAGTGCGTCTGCCCTCCAGTCCAGACGACACCGGCTGGTCTGAGGTGTATGAGCGCCTGGGCCGCCCCAATGAAGTCAGTGGCTACGAGATCAATGCCCAGGATGAGGTAACCAGCCAGTATCTGCAGGAAGCCCACAAGCTGGGGCTCTCCAAGGTACAGGCCCGTCAGCTCTATGACTGGTACACCAAGAACCAGGAGTCCAACACCGCTGCAGACCGGGACGCCTGGCAGTACCAGCAACAGAACTACGTTCAGGAATTACAGAAGGAATGGGGGCGAGACTACGCCGCCAACACCGATGTAGCCCGTCGTGCGTTCCTACAGCTAGCGGATGCCGAAACCCTGAAGCTGGTGGAAGAGACAGGCATTGGCAACCATCCCGGCCTGGTCAAGATGATGAACAAGGTCGGCCAGTTGATGGCAGAAGATGGCTTGCTGCAAAACGATGTGGGCACCAGCGGCAACGGTGGCCGTGTGGATATTGAAGGCCGCCTCAGTGAACTGATGGCCCCAGATTCGCCCTACTGGGACGGGATGCACCGCGACCACGACAGGTATGTTCAGGAGGCCCTGCGCTTGCGAGAATTGCTGTCATGAACTTAGAAGAGAAGCGTGAGCTGCGCATGGAGTGCCTGCGGCTTGCAGTAGAAAACGGGACACAGGTCGATGTCAGTGATCCGATCCCACTTGCAACCACCTATTATCTGTGGGTTATATCAGACCTAGAACCGGCACACACCGGACAGAAACCACCGCCTAGCCGTAAACGCTAGGCACAATCCCCCATGCGAGGCTGCGGTTCGGACAATCGTTCAGACCCGTAATCACGCACCTACCATAGAGCCCCCTTAGCGGGACAACTCTGATTTCAGGCATGGGAAAGCCGAAATTGGAGTGACTAATGTCATCGCAAATTACGACGGCGTTCGTACAACAGTACAGCGCCAACTTACAGCACTTGAGCCAGCAAAAAGGCTCACGCCTGCGCGGTCTAGTGCGTGTTGAAGCCGTTCGCGGCAAACAAGCCTTTTTTGACCAAATCGGGTCACAGTCCGCATCAGTAAGAACCACACGAGCTGCCGACACCCTACTGAACGATACCCCCCATAGCCGCAGAATGGTCACTCTCGCCGACTACGAAGTCGCCGATCTGATTGATGACCAGGACAAGCTACGGATGATCGTAGACCCCACCAGTTCCTACGCACAGGCCCAGGCTTTTGCCATTGGTCGCAGCATGGATGATGTCATCATCACCGCCGCCACCGGCGATGCGAAAACTGGCGAAACCGGAGGGACCACCACCGCACTGCCTGCAGGACAGAAAGTAGCGGTCAACCTCTCAGGTTCCAACGAAGGGATGACGATTGGCAAGCTGCGCGAAGCCAAATACATCATGGATAACAATGATGTAGACCCGTCGATTCCGCGTGTGATGGTAATTGGGCCAAAGCAGCTCCAAGACCTCTTGGAAAGCACCAACATCACCAGTAGCGATTTCAACACCGTCAAGGCGTTGGTACAAGGCGAGGTGAATACCTTCATGGGGTTCAACTTCATTACCAGCACCCGGTTGGCACACGACAGTGGAACGGATGTGCGGACCTGTTTTGCTTATGCCGTAGACGGGATCACGCTAGCGGTAGCCAAGGATCTGACCGTGCGCATTGATGAGCGCCCAGACAAAGGCTATGCCGTCCAGGTGTATGCCTGCATGAGCATTGGCGCTACCCGCATGGAAGAAGAAAAGGTTGTCCAAATTTCTTGTGACGAATCGCCATAACAGGAGCTGACTAATGGCAAATAATAACACCACCAAAATCACAAACATCACGGCTGATCCGTCGGTGAATGTGAACGCTGCTGAAGCCCACGGGCGGATGCGGGTCTGGTATGACACGTTTGAGGCCAGTTCTACAGCAGCTTCAGACACGATTACCTTTGCGAGAATGCCGAAGGGCGCCACCATCTGGGAAGTCAAGGTGATGGCCGACGCTCTAGGCGCTAGCGTAACCCTCAAGGTCGGCGACGCTTCTGACGATGATCGTTTCATTACGGCCACGACCATGAACACCGCCAACCTGGTAACCAACACCAACGCAATCGCCGGTGTGGGCTACAACTACACGACCCAGACCGATCTGATCGCTACCGTTGGTGGCGCAGCCGCGACTGGGACCATTGCCTTCATGGTCTTCTACACCCTAGGAGACTAATGACCAGCGTCGTTCAGATTTGTAATATCGCCCTGTCCAATCTGGGCGAGGCGAAAATCGCAGCGCTGACCGACGAAAACGAGCGGGCGCGGCAGTGCAACCTTCGCTATGAAGACTGCCGTGATGCCGTGCTTCGCTCTCACCCCTGGAATGCGGCGGTCACCCGTGCGGCTCTGGCTGCCAGTGTCACCGCTCCAGCCTGGGGGTATGCCAAGAAGTTTGCCCTCCCCGCTGACTGTTTGAGAGTCTTGGACATCGAAGACTTTTACCAGGACTACAAAGTGGAAGGCCGCTTTGTGTTTACCGATGCAACAGCGGTCAACCTTCTCTACATCGCCAAGGTCACCGACCCCACCCAGTTTGACAGCTTACTACTGCACGCCATTGCCATGAAGCTAGGCAGTGAGATCGCCGAAGCGCTCACAGGTCGTGCGGAGCTGCGTGACCGAATGCTTTCAAAGTATTTACAGATTCTAGCGGAGGCCCGTGGCGTAGACAGCCAGGAGCGCTCCCAGGCAGGCGAGTTCATTGCGGATGGATTCATTAACGCCAGGTTGGTAGGCAGCACCTACCGCCGAGCAGTACCGGCTCCATAATGCGGATTCAGGCCCTTCAATCCAGCTTTGCCGATGGACAGATCAGTCCGCGTATGCAAGGGATGGTGGAGCTTGAATCGTACAAGTCTAGCCTCGCCAAGCTAGAAAACATGATTGTGCTGCCGCAGGGCAGCCTAACCCGCCGACCTGGAACCTTCTTTGCGGCCCGTACAAAAAACAATGGGGCGGCAAGACTGATCCCCTTCAGCCGTGGTCAAGGCACCAGCCTGATCCTAGAGTTTGGCAACCTATACATTCGGTTCTTTGCCAATGACGGCCCTGTCCGCACCGATGACGTTGCAGGCACCTATATCCAAAGTGGTACCGACATCACGGTCACCGAAACCGGACACAGTCGCAGTACCTCCGATGAGGTCTACCTAGACTTCACTTCAGGCGATGGCGTTGACGGGTTCTACACAATCACAGGCACTTCTGGGAATGACTTCACCGTCACCAGCACTACCAGCCAAAGCACCAGCGGCAACGTAAACATCAGCCAAAGGTACGAAGTCACGACGAGCTACACGGCTGCCCAGGTTGATGAGCTGAGTTTCACACAGAGCGCAGACGTTCTGTTCCTAGCCCATCCCAGCCACCCGCCAGCCCGCCTGGAGCGTTTCGACACCAACCTCTGGACCTTAACGAATCTACTGCCGTCTGTAGTGAGCGGAACCTACACCACTCCTACCGTAGTCTTTACAGATGGGCCGTTCTTGGCGACCAACACCACGACCACCACGATGACGGTAGCGCTGGCCGATACCGCCAACTGGACAGCCAGCTTTACGAATGGCTCACTGAGTCTCGAAGAGGTCGGCACGGTCAGCCCAAGTAATGTCGATGTCACCACCAACACCTTTACGCTAGCGAACCACCCACTGGTGAATGGCATGAAGGTGCAATTTGCGGCAATCCCCAGTGGATTTACCAGCACCCCTACGCTATCGGCAACCACCGATTATTTCGTAGTCAGTGCCACACAGAACACCTTCAAGGTAGCGACCACCGCAGGCGGTACACCCGTAGATATTACGGCAGCACCCACCTCCGATGATATGACGGTCAGCAAATCCTTTGTAGACAAGGATGTGTACATCCGCGTCACAGCGAGTGCGGTGACAGGAATCAACGACGATACCGGCTTTCAGTCTGGCGATATAGGGCGCTACCTACGGCTGAACTCTGAAATCGCGCCGCAAATCAAGTGGGGTTATGGCGAAATCATTGAGCGTCTAAGCGGATCAGAAACCACGGTTGTGCTGGTCAAGCTCAAGAAAGCCATCGCAGGCGTAGGCGCAACCACAGAGTGGCAGCTAGGCAGTTTCAGCGAGACAACAGGCTACCCGCGTACCGTACAGATTTATCAGCAGCGCCTAGTCTATGCGGGCACCAGCGAAGAGCCTCAAACGTTATTTTTTAGCCGCACTGGTGACTTCTTTAACTTTGCCGCTACCGAACCCCTTGGACGTTCTACGGGGCAGTTTGACAGCGCAGGGCGCAGCATTATTGGTGAGCAAATCTATGAAGACAATGCGCTCAGTCTCACCATCAGCTCAGACACTGTGGATCAGATCGAATGGCTGAACGAAGACCGGCGTCTAACGATTGGCACCTCCGGTGGCGTATTCCAGTGCTACGGAACCGATGATGATCTAACGCTGACCCCTTTCAATTTTACGATCAGCAAAGTAAGCGCCTGGGCCTGTGACTCCACAGCCCTGCCCGCCAAGGTAGGCAACAACCTATTATATGTACAGACCAATGGGCGGAAACTGCGGGAGCTGGCCTTCGACAAACTCCAAGACCAATATAGTGCGGCAGACCTGACACTTCGCAGCGAAGACATCTCCGAAACTGGCCTCATCGCCACCGCCTACCAGGATCAGCCTTACAGCGTGCTGTGGTGCTTGCGTAACGATGGCAGGCTAGCGGGTCTGACCTATGTGGATCTGTTACAGATGCGGGCCTGGCACCGCCACACCATTGGCGGAAGCCACAGTGATGCGACCTATGGATCACAGGCCAAGGTGGAAAGCATCGCAGTCATCCCAAGAGGCACACACGACCAGCTCTGGATGATTGTAAAGCGCGACATCGACGGCGGTGTGAAGCGCTATATCGAATTCATGGAGCGCTATTTTGTTGCCAGCGAGGTCGTGCCAAGTGACGCACACTTTGTAGATTCTGGCCTGGAAGAGCCACCCAGCCGCACCAGCGCATCCACCAGCGTATTGGGGTTGGATCACCTGGAAGGCGAAAGCGTAGCCATCCTAGCCGATGCTGCAGTCCAGCCCAACCGAACGGTTAGCTCTGGAGCGATCACCCTACAGACCGCTGCGACTAATTTCCGCATAGGCTTTGGTTACAACAGCGACATCGAAACCCTGCCAATGGTCGCAGCGACCTCACAGGGCACCAGTGTAGGAAACCGCAAGCGCATCCACCGTTTTACCGTGCGCCTGCTGGAGTCACTGAGCTTTAAGTTTGGCACCAACGCGAATGACCTGGACGCCGCCACCATTGCCTATTTGGAGAGCCTTGGGCTGAACTTTGGCGTAAACATCAGCGACCTGACCGAAGCGGTCTTTAGAACGGCTAGCGACAATATCGGCAGCGCTTTGGCTTTTTTTACCGGCGAGAAGACCTATCAGGTTGGCGATCAGTTCAATACGATTACCCAGTTATTTTTGCGACAGGACCAACCGTACCCGTTTTCTGTCACTTTACTAGCAATTGATTACCAGACCAACGAATGAGTGCATTAGCCGCTTTTGCAGCAATTACCGCAGTCAGCACGGGCCTGAAGATGTATGGGCAGGCCCAACAGAACGCTTCCCAGGTGCGAGCAATGAAAGCGCAGGCTGGGGCGTACCGGGCGAGTGCTGCAGAAAACCTAGCCTTCGCTAGAGAGCAGGCCAGCCTCTACATGCGCACCGGCGCTGAAAACGCCAGAGCGATTGAGTTCCGTGGTGCCGAGATGTTGATGCAGGAAGAGATCGCCGGCCAGCGACGCATCAGCGGTATCCGCGCACGGGCTGGTAGCTCTGGCGCTTCCGTGAATGTCGGCACCCCGGCAAACGTACAGATCGCCCAAGCCTTTGCGAATGACTATAACCAAAGAATGATCGACTACAACACACGTTACGAAGCCGCCCGTACCCGCCTGGAAGCCAAGCAGAGAGCGACAATGGAGTTGAGGCGCGGACAGTTGGCCTACAACAATCTGATGCGTCAGGCCCAGCTTTCGGATCAGGGCGCAGGCGAATTGGCAGGCTCCAGAGACATGATGCTGTTCAGCACCCTACTTAGCGGAGGGGCCGACTTCGCAGGAGGCTACTACCGTTTTGGTCAGCTTGACCCACAACCGACTACCACGGCGCCCTAATGGCTAGGCTCCCTTTCCAGCAGGCTACGGTCCTGCCCCAACAGAATCGCCTACAAGCCCCTAGTGTGCCGAATGCCCCTGGGCCGATGCCTACAGAGGTTCCCGGAGCAAATGCCCGCTACCAGGCGCTCCAGAGCCTCGGCGAGAGCATTGCCAAGATAGGGCGCACCGCTGCAGACATCTACCTGACACAGGCCGAGAAGGAGCAGGATGAGCAGGCGAAGATTGCAATCGTTCAGGCAGGGCAGTTTATTGACAATAGTTTTAATGAACACCTAGCGGACCAAAAGAACGAACCAGCCAAAGATGCTACTGAAGCAATGCTGCGCTACAGTTACTTCCTGAATGGGGCTGAAGGGACCGGAGGGCTGGATGACAATGAAGGCACAGGGATTTACCAAGCCATTGCACGGCAATACAAAAACGCCCCAAAACGTGTCAAAGATGCCGTTGAACAACTACTCAAAGATAAGGAAATTCAGACTCGCCATCTGCTAAAAATTCGGGCGGTTGACCGCAATAACGCTTTGCAGGTAAGCCAAAGTGTGTTGAAAGGCCAACAGAGCTTGTTTAACTTTGAACAAGACTTGACCCCAGAATACTACGCAGGCACGGTCAAGATGGCTGATGATGAGTTCCAAGGGGTTTTGGGTAGCGACCTCAACGAACGCATTGAAACCGCTATAGAAGGGCTTAGTCCAGCTCAACAGGTTGAAGCTCGTCAGCGTCTACAGTCATACGTTTTACAGTCTGCACAAGCGGTAATTCGGGCTAGAGACAACTACATCAAGGGGGAACTCGCTACCGACTTTGCCAGACGCGAAATTGAAATCCTCAAAAGCCCTGCCAGCCGCGAAGAACGCCTTGCCGCTTATGAACAGGCGCAGCTTGAAAAAGCACAGAAGGAGTTGATTGCGCCACAGGATGTCCCAAGGAATGTAGTCAACTTCGAAGGGCGCTTGGATGAGAGCGACTTTGACAGGTTGAAGTTGGAAAATCCAACTGAGTTGCGGGACCGGCTTTATAATGACGCAGACTTTCTACCTACCTTCCGCGAAAACCGTTACCAAAAAATACTTGAGATCGAAAGCTATCTGCGGACTAGGGCCCGTGAGGGGGAGGTCGCTACCCGTAAGGATATAGCATTTACGGTTGCTGCCATTCTGTCACCAAACACCCCTGAAGACCGTCGGGCTGAACTAGAATCTCCCTCAACGGCAGCGGCCTTGGTGGAGAATCTCCCTGATGATCAAGACCGTGTTATTGCACAAGGGCTGATTGGCTATGCGATCCAAACCCGTAACACACTCAAGGACTTAGGCAGTAAGGACATTGTTGAACTGACCCAAGCCAAGGCCGACCTTCAGCCACCTGTTTACATTGATGGCGTCAGCAACCTGGATCTCAGCAAGTTCGAACAAATCTACAATGTCTCGACAAAGGCGATTGAAGCGGTTGAGAAGGAGCGCAAGGAAAATGGAGCCTCATTCTACAAGATTGGTGAAAACGAAAGTTCACTCAGTTCAGCGACCTTGGAAGGGATTGTTGATTCGCAACTCAGTTACCACAGGCTCGACAAAAGCAAAAACCTGACTCCACAGGAACTACGGCGCTTACACCAAGGTGGCATCAATAATCATGATTTTCGACTGATGAGCGACCAAGCCATTATGCAACAAGGCCAAGACTATCGCGGCACGCAGAACGGTGAAGAACGCAGGGCTTTCATGCAAAACATCCAAGATGAAGCCGGGTCGCTGTATGCACCGCTTTTGATTGCAGAAATGGCGCGTAAGGAGGGCAAGCAAAACGGCATTGGGTTGCCGTATCGGGCAATGATGTATACGGAAGTGCGGGAAGCTGGGACTATCCAAAACCTTTACAATGCCGAAGAAAACGCTGCCAGCAATCGTGAAAATGTCCGACAGCTTTTCGGGCAGGCAGACCAGAAACTGACAGATGTCCAAACTGAAATATTTTCAAACGATGAGATCCGCGACTACCTGAACAGTTTCAGTATTGACCCAGGCGCAGAAGCAGTGCGCCAGGAGTTTCAGACTTTTATTACAGACTATGTGCTGGAGTTGGGGCGTAGGCAACCCCCTATCTCGCTTAGTGATGCAGTCAGGATGGCGGCAGATCACTTGGTGACCGATAACTATGTTTTCATTCAGCCGAACCCTGAAACCGTCAAAGTCCGCCTTAAAAATTCGCAGATTAAGACATTACCCGCAGGCAAGGTAGAAGAGGCACTGACCCAGTTTACGGAACAACTTCTGGCAGAACGCCGTCAGGGGATGATTGACTTGGCGGGCAGCGATGACTTGTGGGCCTGGAAGGTCCGTGGCGATGAGAAGGGGTTAGAGCTGGTCTTCCTAAACGAAAACCGAGGGGTACAGTATAGCAGCCGCCAAATCATAATGCCGTTTGATGAGTTGTTGCAGATTACTGAAAAGCACATGAACGGCGATGCGGATCTGTTCTTGAGCGATCAAGCCAAACAACAGGCTAACGAAATCCTAGATGAGAAGTTTGGCCCTGTGGAACGCCCTGCCGCACCTATCGAAGAGGCAGCACCGGCTATGGCAACAGACCGCCGTAGCCGTGCCATGCGCAAGGAGGCAGAACCTGCCCCTCCACCGGAAGAGCCTGCAGCACCACCGCCTGATCAAGACTTGTTGACAACCCAATCATTCCTTAGCCGAGCCAGAGACTTTGAGCCAAGTGTGACAGGCACAGACCAGATGGTGGTTGTGGAACGCTTGATCGAAGGCGCAGACATCATTCAGCAAAAGCTCCAGGTCTTAGGAGCCCCCAAGACCGTTACCGAAAAACGCAGCCGTGAAAAGCTAATGCGTGGGTTACGTCTTCTGGAAACGCAGTTGGACCTAATTCAAGGCAATACGGCTTCTAAAGAACAAATCCGCAACCTGGTTGGTGACAAGCCCGAAGTAGATCCAGAAACCCGTAAGATGCTGGAAGATTTACTGAATAGGCGCAAATGATTTACCACCCAGACACTACGGACTTCCCAGGCGGGCAAGAACAATTCATAAGGGACTACACCCCTTCCGCCGGGCGCATGTTCAGCGAGGGGATTGATGCGGGCTTCCGCGATGTCAGCTTCATGCTGGCGAAGTCGGTGATGGACATGGACGCAGCCGAAAACGCGCCACTACTCACCAAGGAAGACTGGGAGACATCGAAATTCTACGATCCAGAGATCAAGTGGGACGATAGCTTCACAACGCCCAAAGCTAGATTGCTGAAGGAACGCCGTGACCGTGAACGCGAACTAGGCTTTCTGCTGGAGCGTGCCGGTATTGGTAGCACAGCCGCTTTCTATGGTGGTGCGCTAGTCGGTACGGTGCCCGATCCGGTCAACTACATCCCCTTTGTGGGCATTGCATCGAAAGCCAAGAGCGCAGCCGTGCTGGGCAAGATCGCTCAGTCTGGAAGGCTAGGTCGTGGGGCTACCACAGCCGCTGACGCGGTGCTGGGTACAGCCTTGATTCAGCCCCTGGTGGCTGCCGAACGCGACACCTACCAACTGAAGTACGACACCCGTGATGCGCTGACCGAGCTAGGGCTGGCGCTGGGGCTAGGCTTTGGATTGGGTGCGGCACTAGGACGGGTGCATCCGAAAGATCCAGATCCAGCAGTGCGGGCGCAAGAAGGCACGGTCAGAGTGAACCGCAAGGGCGACATTGAAATCAAGGAAGGGCGGGCACCCGATCTGGAAACACCGTCTACTAGAGCTGCCGCCAACATCGCACCACAGGACGCAAAGACGGCCATTGATGTAGCGATTGCACAGCAGGCCGCAGGCGAATCTGTCAATGTTGGGAAGTTTGCACCAACGCAGCCCGTCAGACAGACCGTCGATGGCGCTGAAGCACCAGAAGTGACGCCTGCAGAAACCTTTCAGGCTGACGCTAGGGTAGAACCGGCGCCAGATCCTGTGCCTGATGATCTGCCGATTGACGCCAACGAAGCACGCCTGCAGCAACTGGAAGCTGAGTTGGATGAGCGTATTCGCACCGAAGAGGCAGAAGGCCGTTTAAGCGAAACCGACGCCCGTGAGTTGGCGTACATTGACGAAGAAGTAAAAGCGCAGGAAGGCTATCACCAAGCCTTATTTGAAGTCACCGAATGTTTGATCCGCAATGGCTAACCGTAAAGTAGACCCCTGTCTGGGTGTAGCGAACAGTACTAAGTTTGGGCTGACAGAACAGGAAGCCAAAGACCTGGTTGACCAACTGCGCAATGAACAGCGCAATGTGCGGGCTAATTCCAAAGGTGACTACACGATACAGTTCCGCAAGGTGGCCGCAGACCTGACCGCCAGAGAGAAGTTTGAGTTAGCGCAGAAACGCCGACAGCGCAAGTTGCAGGTCTTTAAGAATGAGACGTTGGACAACCGCATGGACGCAGGCAACAACAAGGAAAGGACGTTGTCTCAAATGCTGGTAGGTAGCGCACGGCGTGGCTTCCAGGCGCTGGATAGTATTGCCAGTAAGCAGATAGCAATGGGCAAGTTGCGGGTTGGCAGAATCTTGAGCGTGTTTGGTAAAACGAATTTACAGCTCAGTCGCCCCACCTTTTTTGGCTATCACCCTTTTGGCAGAGGCTTGTTTGACGATGAGGCTTTTCAGACCGCCTTGGTGCAGGAACTGTTTGATGGACTAGGCACCAGCCGCAATACAGAAGCCCGCATGATGGCTGAAGCGATCCTGAAGGAAAAGCGGGAAATGATTAACGCTCTACAGGCCGAAGGCGTTCCTATCGGGTGGCTGGATGATCATGTCACCACACAAACGCATGATTCTGCAGCCATTGGGAAGGCAGGCTTTGATACCTGGTTTAATGACATTCGGCCATTACTGAATGATGACCGCACCTTTATAAGTGCTGATACCAACAAACAGCGTGAGTTTTTAGAAGCCGTTTACAACAACATCAAAAGCGGTAAGCGCCAGACCGTGGAGTTGGTCAGCGAACCGGGTGTAGGACGCCGCAGTCTATCTACAAAGATCAGTCAAAGCCGTCAGCTTCACTTCAGGGACTCTGCCGCATGGATTAAGTACAACAAGAAATACGGTCACAGCAACGCCGTACAAGCGATTGTACAAGGTGTAGAGCGCCTAAGCGACAGCCTGGAACTAATTAAGGTGATGGGGGCCAACCCAGACGGTGCGTTTAAACGTCTGCTGGAGCGGCAGGACTTTACCCCAGACCAGCGCACCATGCTGAAGTCTGAATACAACCAGGTCAGCGGAGCTGCGTTTGAGGTAGCGAACCCTGCGCTTCACAAGTGGACACAAGGGATTGCCGCCATCCAAAATCTCAGCAAGCTGGGTAGTGCGATCTTCAGCTCTACCACAGATCCGATCTATGTTGCGTTCACCCAGCACTATCATGGTAAAAATTTCTTTACCGCCTACCACAACGCTTTTCTAAACATAGGCGTGGGGCGTCTGCTACAGCGGGGCAAGAGCAAAGAAATTGAAATGTTTGCCCGCAAGTTGGGACTAGGGTTTGATGGGGTAATTGGCAGTGCCGCCAGCCGTTGGTCAGGAGCGCGAGACACCACTGATTTCATGCAGGGCGCCGTCAATAACTTCTTTCGCTTAAACGGCCTGTCCGGTTGGACAAACTTCTACCGTGAAGGTGCTGCCTATTTGATGGCATCTGATATGGCCGATGCGACAAAGTTGCGCTGGGACCAGTTAAATCCCAATTACCGCCGTCTACTGGAAAGATACAAAATCGGCGAGGCAGACTGGAAGGACATTGCGGCGCTTCCCTTTGAAAAGATCAACGGCCTTGATGTCATCAGCCCTACCCGCGTCTTCGATGAGATCGAACTAGGCAACATCACTGGCGATGCGATCCCACGCAGCCGCGAACTGGCGGAAAAGATCCAGCAGGTACTGATTACCGAAAATGAATTCGCAGTGCTGCAACCTGGTGCCAACGAAAGAGCCTTCATGGGACGCTTCTTTAGTGGCGATGAAGGCATTCAGGCAGGCACCCGCTCTGCGATGGTAAATAAACTGTTTTGGCAGTTCCGCAGTTTCGGTGTGACGATGCTGTTTCGGCAGTGGCCTAGAGCCTATGAAATGGGGCTGCCTGCTCTCTATCACCTAGTCCCAATGGTGGGTATGGGGTACGGCGCAATGGCAATGAAAGACATGCTAAAGATGCGCGAACTCAAAACCCCAGACGATATGGCGGATTTGGGCAAGATTATCACCGCTTCAGTTTTACAGTCAGGCTTTGGCGGCATTGCTGGTGACTTCCTGTTTAATGATTACCGCCAGTACAGCACCAGCTTTTTAGATTTGGCCGCAGGCCCTAGCGGTTCAACGCTCAATGACCTGGTCGAGTTTGGCGCAGCAACGGTAGATGCCGCAACAGGCGGTGACCCGGTAGACGCAGCCGCAGCCGGTTGGCGGGCCCTCAAGGCAAACATCCCTTACGCAAACTGGTGGGCATCCCGTCAAGCGTTTGACTACCTCATCAATTACCAGGTGCAGGAAATTCTAAACCGAGGTTCCTTACAGCGTATGGAAAGACGTTTCAAACAAAAGAACAACCAAGACTTTTTGCCCGGCTGGGCCCCTAGCGAAATCGTTGCACCCGGCGGAGGATTCCGATGACTGTCAGCGTAAAACGAAACCAAGTTCAGTTTGGCGGTGACGGCAGCACGACTGCGTTTACCGTCAACTTCCCATACACTGAACTAGATCAGGTCAAGGTCTTCCTAGACACCACCGAGCAGACCCGCACCACGCATTTCACGCTGACCGATCCAGGCGCTACGGGTACCGTCACCTTCCTGAGTGCGCCTGCTCAAGAGACGCTGGTGACGATCAAGCGGGAAACGGATTACCTGCAGGCCATCGACTACGTCAACAACGACGCGCTGGACGCAGAAACGCTGGAAAAGGCGTTCGATAAATTGACGATGATGTGCCAGCAGCTCGACGTAAAGATTGAAAAGTCGATAGGCTTTGAAGAGACGGTCAGCGAGGTGGACACTACCAGTTTGAAACTCGCGGCAGGCACCGCCGATCTGGCAGGCAAGCTCCTCGCCTTTGACAGCACTGGCGCCTTTGTGACCACGCAGGAAATCGGCACGTTCAAGGGGAGCGACGCCACGACCACCACAGCGGCTTATGTGGTGCGTGACCTGATCCGCGACTCCAGTAACGACAACGTTTACTTCACCAAGCAGGATGCTCCGAGTGGCACGCTGCTGACCAACACCAGCTACTTTGAACTGCTGGTAGATGTCGCCACCGTGCGCACGCTGAAGGTTGCTGCAGAGACGGCCAAGACAGACGCAGAAACGGCACAGACTGGAGCAGAAGCCGCCCTAGCCAGTTTCGAAGGTCAGTTCAAGACCGGCGCAACCAATCCGTACAGCGACACCCCGGGCAATGGTGACCTCTGGTACGACACCGCCAACAACATCCTGAAATACTACGTCACCGGCACAGGCTTTGAGCCCGTGACCACCAGCCTCGCCACCGTCACCGACAACTACCTGACCATCTCCAACCAGGTCATCACCGCAGGCACAGTGCCGATTTCGTTGGGCGGTACCGGCGGGACTTCAGCCAGTGAAGCCAGAACGCTGTTAGGCGTCACCTTGGGCAGTGATGTTCAAGCCTATGATGCCGGTCTACAGTCGATCAGCGGGCTCACCACGGCTGCTAACAAGATGATCTACACGACGGCTAGCGACACCTACGCCGTCACGGACCTCACCGCTTTTGCCAGGACGATCCTAGATGATGCGGATGCGGCCACGATTCAAGCCACGTTATCGCTGGTGCCAGGCACCGACATTCAAGCCTTTGACGCAGACACTGCCAAGTACGATGACACTACTGCCAACTTCACCGGCACGCTTCAGAACGGGGGCAGCAACGTGGTGGTCGATTCTGATATTGGTTCTACCGTTGAAGCCTACAGCGCTACCAATGCCGACTATGGAGACACTACCGCCAACTTCACCGGCACGCTTCAGAACGGTGGTAGCAACGTGGTGGTAGACAGCGACATCAACAGCACGGTGCAAGCCTACGATGCTGGGCTGGGTGAGATCGCAGCTCTTGCCGTTACGGATGGCAACTTCATTGTCGGCAACGGTACCGCTTGGGTCGCTGAATCAGGGGCTACGGCCCGCACGAGTCTAGGGCTGGGGAGTATTGCCACACAAGATTCCAACAGCGTCAGCATCACAGGTGGCTCTGTGACCGGCATTACTGATCTCGCCATAGCAGACGGCGGCACCGGCGCAAGTACGGCCAGCGTGGCACGCGGGAACCTGCTACCCAGCTACAACGGCAACGGCAGCAAAGTTCTGGCGCTGAATTCCGGTGGCACCGACGTAGAGTGGGTCACGCAAAGCCAGGTATTTACGGCAGGAGTAGCGAATGCGTTTGAACACGCCAATAGTATCAGTGACAGCATCACCGTAGCATCCGGTAATAACCGACTCTACATGGGAGACACCACGTTTAGTGGGACTCTGACGATTCAAGGCAAACTTGTTTCTATAGATGGCCCTTTTAATTTAACAGGCACAGCAAACATAACAGGAACCCTTTCAGTGAGACACTAAATGGCAGGAGAGATTCAACTAAACAGTGTGACTTTGGCAACTGAATCCGGTGGCCTTATCAGTTTTGGAGGTTCGGTTCAGGCCGTTCCGCCTACAATCCCCAACTGGTATCTAGCCGAGCAGCAAATCACAGGGGGCAATGATGCCAGTGCCGGATTTTATGCTGGTTCTGCTACAGCTTCAGAAAGGCGGACAGTCAATATTCCAGCAATGCAACTACGAATCAACGCCACTGTTTACACACTTTCTGCGGCAACCACACTGGATGCAGACACAACAGGCTCGTGGGCCAGTAATGAAACCTCAAAGGCCACAGCAGCAAACCGCAATGGCGAGGATGTCTATATTTTTGCAGTAGAACCTAGTTCGGGAACTACTCCCAATTTCTGTTTAAGCCCCAATTCTACCTATCCTGATGGAACCGTTGGTGGTGTGACAGCCAGTGCCACAAACTCTCGCAAAATTGGCGGATTCCACTGCCTCTGTGTTGATGTCGGAACGATTAGCGGACACTCCCTCACAGGTTACTTGGATGGGGATATTCTACCTAGAAGTGTTTGGACACAAGCGCAACATCGTCCAACGGCAAATCCTGAGGGGATGGTTTATGTCGGGAACAAACTTTGGGCAGATATTTATCTAGCCAGTAATACGACAACGCTGGAAAGCAGTTACGGTGGAACCATCGTTGATGGGGCAAGCAACCCCGATTATCACTGGTATAATTTTGTGGAACGATTTGCGGAAATTGAGAAGCGACTTCCGACGCAAGCAGAGTTTATGGCTCTAGCTATTGGCAGCAATCAAGAAACCAATATCAGCGGATCAGCAGACCCTGGGACGACTGGAGGGCATAGTGACACAGCTAGTCGGAGAATGATCTCAAATATCGGCTGCGAGGATTGTGCAGGAGCATTGTGGCAATGGGTGAATGAAACAGGCTCTGACGGTGGTGCAGCTAGTTATGCAGTTCAAGACACCGCCTCCGATGGAACGACATACGATGGGGTTAATTCTATCGGTCGGGGTCAGGGATACGCAGTCCCAAATCGCGGGGTCGTGGGCGGCAGTTGGAGCGGTGGCGCGGAATGCGGGTCGCGTGGTGTCTTTTGGAATAATTCGCCTTTGAATCTCAGCGCCTACGTCGGGTCGCGCGGAGTTAGTGGAAGTCTGTACTAATTTTAAAAGTCCCTCTGGGAGGGTGAGGCAGTACCGTTGTTACAGCACGGGATCGTGGGCAGCAATTGGAACAATGGCACGAAATGCAGGTCACGTAGTGTCAATTGGAATAATTCACCTTTGAATCTCAACGACAACATCGGGTCACGCAGAGACAGTGAGAGGGCCACAACACCACTGGCTGGCTGGCTCACCTTGGCTTTTGCCAAAATACACAACGGTGGGAGAGGTGTTTGGTAGTGAGAGCGAAGGACATCTCTCTAGAAAATGAAACGTCACGGGAATCTTTTTGAGCAGATTGTGTCTGCTGACAATTTAAATCTTGCCTATCGTAACGCAAGAAAAGGTAAGTCTTGGCAGCGAGTAGTCCAAGAATTTGACAATCGTAGCGAAGTAGGATTGGCGGAAATCCGCAAGCAATTAGTAGATGGTAAGTACCAGACCAGCCAATACCGTATAAAAGAGATTCTAAAACCAAAACGCAGAATAATTTATGTGCTTCCATTTGCTCCTGACAGAATCGTCCAACACGCTATTATCCAGATCCTTGAGCCAATCTGGGACAGGGTTTTATTAGCGCAAAGTTTTGCTTGTCGTAAACAATTAGGACTTCACCGAGCCAGCAACTATGCTCAGAGCTGTGTGCAAAAATATAAATACTGTTTGCAAATGGATATTCGGAAGTTTTATCCGAGTGTTGACCATCAGATTTTATTTTCTGTTGTTCAGCAAAAGATAAAATGCAAACGCACTTTAATGCTAATTAAAGAAATCATCAGTAGTGCCGAAGGCTGCCCAATAGGGAATTACACAAGCCAATGGTTTGGCAATTTATACTTAAATGAATTAGACCAATACTTAAAACACAAATATAGAATCAAAGGATATTGCCGTTACGTTGATGATTTTTTAATATTTGGCGATAGCAAGGAATGGTTGCAGTTTGTTCGTGTAAATATTGTAGATTTTTTAAAGAGATCACTAAAACTAGAAATTAGCAGGTGGTCGCTAAAGCCTGTCGAGACAGGCGTTGATTTTGTTGGTTATCGCCATTTCCCTACAAAGAAACTGTTACGAAAATCAACAGCAAAACAAATGATTCAAAGGATCAGTGAGCTCAAAAAGAACTGGCCTGCTTGTAGTAGCATTCGATTTCGTTCAACACTAGCATCGTATGAAGGTTGGGCGAGTTGGGCAAACACTTATCATTTATTGCAAACCCTAGAAATCACTAAACTCAAGGAGACTATCGGTATGCGAGGGATTCCCAAACACCTAAACACTAAATTCGACTACGAATACATTAAAAATCAAAACCTGTCCGGTTGGCAGACTCAGTACCAAGCGCTCTTAGACACTAGACTGAACTGGTTTAAAACAGCAGACTTAGCGCCAGAAGATGCAGGGATTACAGACGCAACTCACCGAGTTAGAACCGAAACCGATTTAGATGGTGTTACCATTAAATACCAGCAAGAACTGCAAGAAGACCCTAACTGTAAACTGTTTCGTTTAGGGTTCACTCAAGCTGAAGTCGAGTCAGCTTTAACCACTTAACAAGGCCGAGCATATGCCAGCAGAAGCAAACACCCTTATTGATATGGTAAACACGCTAGGCGTGAACGTAGTGACGCTTCTGGCGGCTTTTTACTATATTCAGTGGATTACCAAATCTCACCGCGATGAGCGCACCAAGGCCGATGAGATGCACAAGGAGGAGCGTCTCGCCTGGATGCAGAAGGATTCTGACAGCGATGCTGCGTTGCGATCAATCATGGCGGATTCCAACAAGATTCTAGGTGACCTCAAATCAGTGCTGACCGAGCAAACTACGCTGTTGCGGCAAATTGTACTGGATCAAAAAAAATGAAAGCCCTACTCGCCCTGCTACTCCCCGCCACCGTTTATGCGGCAGAGCCTGCCGAGCTGGATTACAAGACCAGTTTTATTTGGCAGTGGGTGACGGGCTGCGCACAGATCATGGCCCCACAGTTTGAAGCCCAGGGGATGCCACGGCATTTTGCCATGAATTGGGCAGTTCAAGGTTGTAGCTGTGTGATCGACAAGTTTCGAACAGACTACCCGTTTGATGCGGTGATCCAGTTGACTTCTGAGGAGCGCAAACGAGCTGGTGAAATTTATGCGAACCAATGCGGCAAAGGAGAGATTACGTTATGAGCGACACCGTCGAAAGCAGTAAGCACTTCAGCCGCGATGAGTTGAAATGCAGCTTTACCCCTGATGCGCCTGTGCTGATGGACGCCTTTTTCATGGAAAAGCTGGAAGAGCTGCGAGAAGAGTGGGGCCGCCCCATGCGTCTCAGCAGCGCTTATAGGACAGAAGATCACCCACGTGAACGCACCAAGCCACTAAAGTATGACCATCTCGGCAACCCGCTACCGCGTGGTGGTATGCACGCCCGTGGCAGGGCTGTAGATGTTTTGATTGCGGGTGCCGATGCCGTTGAGTTTTTACGATTGGCGCTCAAGTATTTTTCAGGTGTTGGGTTATCTCAAAAGTCTGACTGGGACCAGCGCTTCTGCCACTTGGATGACCGCACCAATCCTGCTATCTGGACGTACTGATGGAACTATTTAACGCGATTGTAGATTCAGGCGGGCTAGAGTTAATTCTGGCAGCCACCGGGATGGGGGCGGCAATACCGGCTGTTGTTGCCTACAAGCGCATTCGTAAGGCCAAAGAAACCGGCGAAGAGATCAAGAAACGCTTTGGGTTTTTTTAGTGCCTGTTTGTTGTCAATGTTGCCAGTGTGGATCGTGACGTTTTGGCTGCTGATTGAAGCGGTAAGTCACTGAATTTGTTGGTAGCAGAGGGGAGACTTGAACTCCCGACCTTGCGATTATGAATAAGATGATCGCCTAGCCACTAGCCCGCTTATTGTCTGGGCTCACCAGACTGACAACAACACTTGTTGCCAATGTACTGACAACAGCTACAGTTTATTTACCAGCTCCTGCACCTCCACCTCGCCCACATTCAGATAGCCCAACGTGGTAGTCAACTGCTGGTGCCTGAGTAGCTTCTGCACCAGGACCGGCGACTCACCCGCTGCTAGTAACTCTGTCGCCACGGTAGCCCGAAAGCCGTGCAGCACCTTTGGCCCTTTCAACCCTAGCTGATCCAGCATCTTTTGAAAGCTGTGCCCTGCACTGCTGTAGTCTCGCCAGAACTTCCCACCGCTCCCATCATCACAGACATAGACCTCACCTTCATGGCCTTCTGCGTCCAGGAATTGCCGCAGCGGTTTCGCCACCGGCAGGATCGCATCACGCCTACCCTTCGTTTGCCAATCGCCTGTGCTTTCCAGCCAGATCCCCTGGGGCAGAATGTGGTCCCACTTCAAGTGGATCAGTTCGCTAGCCCGCATACCTGTGTAGCGGAACAAGTAAAACGCTTTACGCAGTACCAGAAAGCGCCGTGAGCCCGTTTCTGTCAGCTTCCGTTCAATGTACTGCCGCATCAGTTCTAGCTGCTCACGGCTCCAGGTTTGCGGTACCACGGTGACAGCCCGCAGTTGCTTCAGTTTGACAGGCTTGGTAATCAGCTCCTCCTCAAAAGCCCAACTGTAGAAGCGATTCACGTTGCGGATGTGGTGGTTGATCGTGCGGTCATTCAGCCCACGCGCCCGCTCTTGGGCAATGTAGCGGTCAAGCTGACTGCGCTGATAGTCTTCCAGGCAAGGATTGCCATTGGCCTGTTGCCAGCGCTTCAGACTGTCGCCATAGGTGTAGACCGTTCTAGGGCTGTTGCGGGTTTCACAGTGCGCTAGAAAGCGCTCTACGGCTGCCTTCAGCGTGACCATCCCACCTTCGCTTTCAATCCCTAGCTCCAGGCGTAGTGCTTCCAGGCGGTCAGATAGAATGACAGAGCGCTCCTGTGGGCTCATGCCAATAAACTCTACCGCATCAGCGAGTTTCTTGCGTATCCGCTTGCCACCAACGTAGAGCTGCGCAATGTGGATGCCTCGCTGCCGGTTGAAGCTGATTAACTTCTTGTTCACGGCTTACGCAACATTTGTGGGGGGGGGGGTAATAACTTTGTAACGTTTTAATAAAAAACTGCCAAAGCAGTCTAACACTACAAGTAAACTTTACTTGTCGGCCAAGGTACCACTTTGCCGTTCGTGCGTTCCGTTACCACCCCCAACCCTTTTTTTAACTGTGACTCCAGTAGCGCGTTCTTTTCTTTTAACAGCGCTATCACCTCATCTTTGCTGGCAATCAGCTCATCCCGGTAGTCTGTGGCTTGCCCATCTCCCTCTACACCAGTCGGCAAATACGGCTCACCCTGGCCTGTCAAAAGCCATTTTGTGTTATAACCGTTATCGCCTGCGTTTTTAAGCATAGTCGAAGAAACCTGCCTTGTCCCTTTCAAAACTACTCCTAAATGGCTAGGGGATACGCCCCAGTCACGGGCTAACGCTGACTTGTTCCCACCTTTTTGCCGCACATAAAAATTTATTCGTTCAATGATTTCAGCATGTTCCCCCATAAATTGCCACGCAGATAAAAATTGTCCTTGAAAGTAATTCTCAGTTTGCATACTGTTTTTAAACATGTACTAAAACAATGCAACCTGAACTCGCTTATAAAGCAAACAGTTATACACGGAAGCAACTCCTTTGCCAATGAATCTTTTGAAACAGTGCCAGTTTTATGGCGTTCGGCTCAGGCAGTTAGCTGACGCCAGCGGCTTCACGCAATCGTATGTGCGCCAGGTACTGCTGAATGAACGACGCAATGATGAGATCAAACAGTTAGCGCACACAGCCTTACATAACCGCAAGGAAGAGTTGCTGACCGCGCTCTTGAAGGAATCCGCATGAGCGACCTATCGACAGAATTAGCTGAGATCAAGGCACTCCTTCATGGGCTACGGATGGACGTAAACCATCTAGCCAAGGCCAACCATATACCGCTGATGACGCATGACCTGAAGGAGCGTGCGCAGAAACAGCGGTTAGCTGACTTGGAAGCGGCTCTCGACTCTGTGCGGAAGGCGCAGAATCTAGGTTACGACTGACCTCACCGGCCCGCCGAAGCCGTGACATCGCCCACCTGTCTGAATTCGGCCATCGACTGGGTAGCAGTAACTTTAATCACCATTGATGGTGTGGACAGTTGAGCATTAGGAACGTGCAACGGTCAAAGCTGCTACCCATTGGATGCTAACCATACATGGAGTTGCCCCATGACTAGAGTCGAATACCTGTTTGACATGGAAAGCCACGACTGCAAGTCCCGCCTACTTCGCCCAGTAAAACCCTACAAACTACGACGCCTTTACTGGTGGGTCCGCTTGAAGTGGCTCACGGTCAAATGGTGGTGGCGTAATCGCAGGAGGCCCGTATGACTGAGCAGGAAATTGAAGAGTCACGGCAACGCGCAGCCGCCCGCCATCAGGCGTTCTTGGATGAGACTGCAAGGCTGGATCGGCAGAACAAATACTGGGACAACCAGGCACGGTATGCCCTCAAGCGCATCTGCTTCTTGTACGAATGCGAGTGCGGGAAACTAGTTGGCGCCAAGCACGCCCTGAACTGTCCAGACAAGGACATGACGCCGGTATTGCCGTCAGAGATGTCACTGAGTGAGCGCATCCACCGCAAGGAAGACCTGTTCAATGACTGGAACTGGGACTACGAAACGGACGTAGCGAAGCTGGCAGAGGTGCTGACATGAAGCGCCTGAGTGAACGCCTGAGTGAGCGGTTAGCACAGCGTGACATGTCACGATTGGCGCTGGAACCCGCCAGACCAGCCGTTACGCAGCCTATCGGCAAAAACCTGGACACTCGCGTGACATGTCACGATTCGAAACTGCGCTATTGCCCTGGGTGCGACAACTACAAAACGCCAACAGCCCCCCTCTGGGTATTTGGCAGCAAGGTCTGCCGTTTCTGTCAGCGCATGGGGCGTCATTGAAGCCACCCAGACCATGTCAGATATGCTCTCAGGATTTTGTGCCGAACAAACATCACTCTAAGTTCTGTAGCCGCGAGTGCTACCGCCTAGAACTGTGCCGCCGTGGTCAGGTGCGTCGTGGCTCCACCCGCTGTGAGCATTGCCAGACTTACTTTGACCGACGGAAGTACAACCAGCGCTACTGTTGTACCGAATGCTACTACGAGCAGGCGCGGGAACGGAAGCGGGCCAAGAAGGCGGCCAACGCCTGGCAGGCCAAGCATCTCCAGTGTCCCTTCTGCACTGCTTTCTTTAAGCAGGTCAATCACAATCACCTGTTCTGTAGCGCCCGGTGCCGCATCAATAGCAAGAAGCATGAGGTCTACCTGCGCCTGAAGGCCAAGTCCCCCACAGAGTGCAAGACCTGCAAGGGGCCTCTACCACGTTTTGGGCTTATTTACTGTTCGGTCAAGTGCCGCAACAAAAACAAGTGGGTAGCCCGCCAGATTCACGATAAGCAGTGTGCGACCTGTGGCGTTCAGTTTAAAAGCCACAACATCCGCGCAATCAACTGTTCACGGCGCTGTAGTAATCGCTACACAAATTCCAAGAAGGCTCACGAAAGGCTGCTGGCCGAGCAGGGTGAACGCAAGCGGCAGGAGTTGCGTGAAACGCAGGAACGGCGGGTGACGCTGAGTCGCCAGATGCCCGGTGAAACTGCTTATAGTGACGCCATCAAGGCGTACCTGAAGCGTGGTGGGAAGATCACCCAGTACCAGCCCCAGGAAGCGGATGAGGCCAACCTCGCGGTGCCGCAGAACTTCTGGAGCTACGACCAGTATGACGCAGAAATTTAAAGCTACCGGCCAAGGCGGGGTGCGATCCTCCCAACTGGGCTCCGAACCAGTAAACTTCGCACTGTTCATGTGACGCCAAACCAATACGGTCTGCTCAACTCGGCCTACGGTGTCGGTAGCTCCTCATTCATGGACTGAATGATTATCACCAAACTAAACGAATCAGAAATCCAACAGGCTGCCTTTGTGGGGATGCAGCGCTGTGCCTACGCCATTAGCCATTTCAAAGAAATCAGTGGCTATGAAAACAAATGGCAGAGAGAGATTGAAGGTGCTCTAGCAGAGTTCGCTTTTGCCAAGCTGATGGACATTCACTGGGACGGCAAGATTGGCGTCGTGGGCAAGGGCGATGTGGGGAGCTGGGAAGTCCGCCATACCCATAACCCGGACGGGCATCTTCTACTACAGCCAGGTGACCTGAATCACGCTCCGTTTGTCCTGCTGACCGGACAGGCGGGGGTTTATACTGTGCGCGGCTGGATCAGTGGTCGTGACGGCAAACAGTACAAGTATTGGGGCGACAAGTACAACACGGGCCGCCCCTGCTTCTGGGTGCCGCAGTCCGATCTATTGCCAATGGAGCGACACAGTGCTTTTCCAAATAGCTCATACAAGGAGATCGCATGAGCCATCTGACAGACTGGGGCCTGGAGGCCGACTATGTGGACCCCTCAAAAATCGGCGTGTACCTGAAACTAAGCGCCAATCAGAAGTGCGTGGTCCGCATTCTGGGATCATTCAAGGACAAGAAGCTAGCCGTGCGTGGCTGGGAAGGCTGGGTCAACCAGCAGGACAACTTTGGCGAAGAGGTACGCCGCCCCCAGCGTGTGGGGATCAATGACAAGGCGTCTTTGCAACGGGCTGGTGCGGAAGACATCAAGTTCTTTTGGGCTTTGGCAGTCTACAACCGAACGCTGGGAGCCGTGCAGTGCTGGCAGATCAACCAGGTCAGCAACCGCGAACGCATCGAAGACCTAGTCGATACCTACGGCAACCCGCAAGATTTTGACATCATGATCAAACGCAAGGGAGATGGAATGCTGACTAAGTACACGTTGGAAAAGGTGGAAAGCTCTGACGATGACACCGCAACGGCATTTAGTGCCCTAGAAGAGTCCACAATCGACCTCAGGCAGCTTTTTGTCGGTGGGGATATCATGACACCCCTTGAAGAAAAAGCCAGTGACGGCGATTCTAAGAAGCCTAACAAGGTGGTTACGCGGTCTGACCTCAAGCCCATTGAACTAGTCCGCAATCGCATCGAAGGCGCAATGACCTACGACCAACTGGATGAGGCTTTGATGTTAAAGAAATCCTACGTTGAGCGCGGTGACATCAGTAAGGCCGAACTGTTGGCGTTGAAGGCCGCCGAGCGCTCTACCAAGGAACGCCTCGCTGACGAGGAGGTCGCCTAGCCATGAGCTACACCAAGGTCGCCAACCAGGTGCTGGAAGACGCAACGCTATCTCTGAAGGCCAAGGGGCTTTTTGCCTATCTGGTCAAACTGCCCAAGGATTGGAAGATCCGTATCGGCGAGATTGCGAAACACCATAAGGATGGGTACGACAGCGTGCAGAGTGCGCTGAATGAATTGCGGCAAGCGGGCTACCTGGAGCGCCTTGGACGTAGTCGGGACAAGGGAAAGGTCGGTGACTGGGATTACCGCATAAACACTGGCCTTGCACCTGACAGGGAAAATCCTAGTCAGGAAAATCCCGATCAGGTTGAGCCTGACAGGGAAAATCCGGTTCAGGTGATTTCGGCGCTAGCCCAGACAGAACCTGCGATTGAGCCTGACAGGGAAAATCCGAACGCAACGCCACCTGACAGGGAAAAACCTGACAAGGAAAATCCCCGTGTATATATAAAAGACTTACAAAGAAATAATACTAATACCCCCCTTACCCCCCAGGGGGAAACCATTAAGCAAAATAAAAAATCCAAAAAGGCTTCCGCCGCAACGCTACCCCCCTTACCCGATTGGCTACCCAAAGACCTCTGGAGCGATTTTGCAGAACATCGCCGCCTATATCGCAAACCGCTAACACCACTAGCCGCAACGCGAATTCTGAAAACGCTGCAGCAAGTAGCAACTGACTTTTCAGAAGCCGAGGCACTCCAGTGCCTGGATACTTCGATAGCCAATGGCTGGCTGGGCGTGTTCCCGCCCAAACAGGCCGCAACGCCGCAACGCTACCAAAGCGTCGATGAGCGAAACCAATCCGTACTTGATGACTTCCTGAAAGGAGATGCCAATGGCAAGCCGGGAAACGATAGCCAGAGCCCTGAAGAGCTGGGCGGCCAACACTGGGCGGACTATTTCCAGCGACCTAGCCTCCGAGTGGTTTGAAGCCTTCCAGACTGTCGGTGATGAAGACTTCGAACGGGCGCAACGCCAGTTGCTGTTCAGCACAGAAGATCGCTATCTGCCCACACAAGGGCAAATCTGGAAAGTTTTGCGCACCCAGCCACCCGCCCTGTCGCCACAGGCGCAGAAGCTCGACAAGGAAAAGGTCACCGAGCTGGGGCGCAAGTACCTTCCCAGGCTGGTAGCGATGGCAAGACGCAACGCCACTCAGGACGCAACGTCACTCGGCTGATGTATGGCGCAGGTAGAACAGAAAGCAGAATGCGTGGTCTGGAACAGGGCTGTTGCCCAACTCCCAGTCCTGCCAGGTTCGGTAGGGGATTTTACAGCGGCGAGAGGCGGCGGCCATACTCAGGCCCAGCTCTTTGCGGCTGTCGCGAAATTGTTCAGCGGTCATAAGTTTTTCAGGTTAGGAGTGCAGGACGCAACGCCACCTAGGACGCAACGCCACTGCAAAAGTAAA